GGACCTGCTCCTGCCGCAAGGCGTGGACATGGCCTCCCGCAAGGTGCACAACGGCATCTCGATGCGGATCGTGCGCCAGTACGACATCAACAACGACCGGATGCCCTGCCGGATCGACGTCCTGTACGGGTACAGCGTCATCCGCCCGCAGATGGGCTGCCGGATCTGGGGGTGATGCCATGCCGAACACCAAAGCAATTGGTGTGGCATTCGAGGATCCCGAACTCGACGGTGCAATCATCGGCAAGTCCGGTGGCACCGCCGGGTTCTACGGAACCGCGCCTGTCGCACGTCGCGCCGCTGCTTCGCAAGCCACCTCGCTTGTGGGCACGGCATCCTCGACCGCAGTGGACACCAACCTCAAGGCCGCTGTGATCGAGATCATGAACACGCTGCAGGCCATCGGCCTGTGGAAAGGTGCCGCGTAAGCGGCGGAAAGGAACATCATGTCCAACGCATCTTTCGAAGCGCCGAAGATCGGTGACGGCGAGCAAATCGGTGACGGCAACGTCGACGAACGCCTGAACGTAGGCCGCTCTGGCCAACCCGTTCTGGTGCAGGGCTCGACCTCGGGCAACCTCGGCTTCTACGGCACGGCCCCCGTGGCCCGCCGCGCCGCCGCGGCCCAAGCGACCTCGCTGGTCGGCACCGCCAGTTCCACGGCGGTTGACACCAACATGAAGGCCGCGCTGATCGAGGTGATGAACACCTTGTCGGGCCTGGGCCTGTGGAAGGGCGCTGCCTGAGCACTGCTCCGACAGCGTTGCACGTGGGCTGCGGGGCCGATCCCGCGCCTGCGTGGCTTGCGGGCTATGACGAGGTTCGATTAGACATCGACGCCTCTCATAGCCCGCACATCGTTGCCAGCATGACATGCCTTGGCGACATCGGCCAATACGACATGGTGTACTGCAGCCACGCGCTGGAGCACCTGTTGCCGCACGAAGTACAGACTGCGCTGGGCGAGTTCAAGCGCGTGCTGAAGCCCAACGGCGGCGTCGTGATCATGGTTCCCGACTTGGAAGACGTGCCGTGCGACGACGCGGTGCTGTACGAGTCGCCTGCAGGCCCGATACGCGGCGCAGACCTGTACTACGGCTTTCGCTCGGAGCTTGAGCGCAACCCGTACATGGCGCACAAGACGGGCTTCGTTGCCACCACACTGCAGGCAGAGCTTGAGGCTGCGGGCTTCCGCAGCGTTACTACCAAGCGTCTGGACTGCTACAACCTTATGGGCGCCGGCTTGAAGTGAAAGTCGTCTTCTGCACCCCCACCTACACGCGCCCGCACCCCGCCTACGTGAAGGCGCTGGAGGAAAGCATCCCCGCGCTGGACGCTGCCGGCATTGAGCACCAGGTGGTGTTTGAGGTCGGGTGTCCGTACATCAGCGCCGCCAGGGCCACGCTGACGCGCAAGGCGCTGGACGCGGGCGCTGACGTTGTGGTGTACATCGACCATGATGTGTCGTGGCGGCCGCAGGACATAGTCAAGCTCATCCAGACCGAGGGCGATGTCGTGTCGGGCACGTATCGCTTCAAGAAGGACGAGGAGGATTACATGGGTGCGCTGTTCACCGACGCTGCGGGGTATCCGCAGTTGCGGTCCAGCGATGGCGCTATGCGTGCCCACTGCATCCCTGCGGGGTTTTTGAAGATCACCCGCGATGGCATCCGCAGGTTCATGCGGGCATACCCGAAGCTGCTGTACGGGCACCCTGACTGCTACACGGTCGATCTGTTCAACCACGGCGCCCACGAAGGCGTGTGGTATGGCGAGGACTATGCGTTCAGCCGCAACTGGCTTGCGCTGGGCGGCGACATCTGGCTGGTGCCCGACTTGCAGCTGGATCACCACAGCGCGGATCAGGTGTACCCGGGCAACTTCCACATTTACATGCGCAAGCAGCCCGGAGGCGACCTGTGCCCATCATCTACCTGAGACACGAAGTTCACGGCACCAAGATCGCCACGATGGATCTGGAGGCCGAGCATGACGAACAAAACGGGTGGGAGAGGTATACTCCGGGGCAAGATACGCCACCTGTTGCCGTCAATGATCTGATCGTGCGCAGGCGGCGACGGGAGTCTGCCGATGTCCACCACAGCCGGTGACCAGATCAACGCAGCACTGCGGCTGATCGGCCAGCTTGCCGAGGGCGAAACGCCCTCTGCCGCCACCTCGCAGGACGCGCTGGCGGCTCTGAACCAGATGCTCGACTCATGGAGCACTGAGCGCCTGGCCGTGTACTCCACGCAGGATCAGGTGTTCACCTGGCCCGCAGGCGACGCCATCCGCACACTGGGGCCGACCGGGGATTTCGTCGGCACGCGGCCGGTGCAACTGGACACCTCGTCGTACTTCCGCGACACCGAAAGCGGCGTGTCGTTCGGGGTGTACTTCATCAACCAGGACCAGTACAACAACATCGCGCTGAAGACGGTGACGTCCACCTACCCGCAGATGATGTGGGTGAACAACACGCACCCCGACATCACCATGGCGCTGTACCCGGTGCCCACCAAGCCGCTGGAATGGCACTTGGTCAGCGTGCAGGAACTGGCGCAGCCCGCGCTGCTGAACACCACGCTCGCGTTCCCCCCGGGCTACCTGCGGTGCTTCAAATACAACCTCGCGTGCGAAATCGCCGCCGAGTTTGGCGTCGAGGCCCCGCCCACGGTGCAGCGCATCGCGATGACCTCGAAGCGCGATCTAAAGCGCATCAACAACCCCGATGACCTGCTGGCCATGCCGTACAACATCATGGGTCGGCGCAATCAGCGGTTCAATATCTTCTCTGGCAATTTCTGATCATGGCAAACGTCAAGATTTCCGAGCTGCCGAATGCGACCAGCCTGAGCAATGGCGATTCGTTTCCCGTTGTGCAGGGCGGCGTCACCAAGCAAGCCGCGCGTTCCGTGTTGTTTGCGTCGCCCACGTTCACCGGCACCACCACTGCAGCAATCCTGACGGCCACTGGCGACGTCACGTTTGACGGCGGCGCGTTCGTGTTCAACGAATCCGGCGCGGACAAGGATGCGCGGTTTGAAGGCGACACGGACGCCAATCTGCTGTTCTTGGATGCCTCGACGGATCGGGCGGGGATTGGGACGGCGACGCCCGCGGCAAAGCTGGACGTTGACGGCGCGGTTATTGTTCGGGGGTTTCTTACACCGACAGACGCAATCAAGCTGGGCGCAAACACTTCGGCGCCGTCTGCGACCGATGCTTTTATTTACCGGCCGGCAGACAACACGCTTGCTTTTGGTACGGCAAGCAACGAGCGCATGCGCCTCGACTCCTCCGGCAGATTGTTGGTTGGCACATCGTCAGCAAACATCAGCAGTTCGCGATACGCCTGTTTTAATGCTCCGTCAGGCGCAAATGTTACCGGTTCTTTCAAAAATGACGGAGGATCAGCGGCACAAGTTGTTGAGGCGTGGAATTCCGCCACAACAGGAAATAACGTATTTGTTACGTTTTACACTGAAACATCTGCCACAGAAAGAGGGGGAATATCGTACAACAGGTCGTCTGGCCTTGTTGCATATGGCACAACGTCTGACTATCGGGCAAAAGAAATTATTGGCCCGGTGCAAAACCCCGGCGCAACCATTGATGCGCTTAGGGTTTACGAAGGTGTGATGAAGGGCGCGACGCAAAGCCGCCCAATGTTGATCGCCCATGAGACACAGGCGCACGCCCCTTACGCCGTGTCCGGCGTCAAAGACGATCTAAACGAGGACGGCACGCCAAAGTTTCAACAAATGGATGTGTCTTCGCTGGTGCCATTGTTGTTGGCCGAACTCCAATCTCTTCGCGCCCGCGTCGCCGCTTTAGAGGCAAAGTGAAAACCCCCATCCTCGGCTCCAGCTACGTCGCCCGCAGCGTCAATGCTGCGGACAGCCGTATGGTGAACCTGTTCCCGGAAGTCATTCCTGACGGCGGCAAGGAGCCTGCGTTCCTGCAACGCTGCCCCGGCCTGCGGCTGGTGGCTGGTGTGGGCAACGGGCCGATCCGAGGCATGTGGCGGTTCGGAGACTTTCTTTACGTGGCCTCTGGCGGCGCCATGTTCCGCGTGGACGGCAACTTCACCGTGACGGAACTGGGCCTGATCAACGGCAGCGGCCCCGTCAGCATGAGCGACAACGGCACGCAACTGTTCATTGCCTGCAACCCTGACGCGTTCATCTACAACGCCAGCACGGGCGTGTTCACGCAGGTCACGGACCCCGATTTTCCGGGCGCGGTGACGGTGGGCTATTTGGACGGGTACTTCGTGTTCAACGAGCCCAACAGCCAGCGGTTCTGGGTGACGTCGCTGAACGATGGCAGCGCGGTGGACCCGCTGGACTTTGCCAGCGCCGAGGGCAACCCGGACAACATCGTCTCGCTGATGATCGACCACCGCGAGGTCTGGCTGTTCGGCAACAACACCATCGAGGTCTGGTACAACGCCGGGGCGGCAGACTTCCCGCTGGAGCGCAT